TATAGTTCGCAGATGAAGAATATAGAAGATGAATTAACTCCATTTGGTTATATTGATAATGGACAGTCAATGGAACCTGAGGTCGAAGTTATAGATGGTGATATTTGGCTAAGTGATAAATATCAAAAAGACTACTCGGATTTTATAAAAGAACGTAACTGGTAATAGTCAAAGTTAAAAATTTATAAATATACTGGTATAAAAAAATTTGTTATGACAGAATAACATTATAAGGAGAAAAATATGGCATTTCAGCTATCACCAGGCGTTCTGGTAACAGAGCAGGACCTTACCTCGGTTGTCCCAGCAGTTGCTACAACAGCCGGCGGCTTTGCTGGCGCATTTGCATGGGGACCAGTTGGTGTTGTTACCACAATAGATTCAGAAAACACACTTGTAAATACCTTTGGAAAGCCTACTGGCACTACATTCCAATCGTTCTTTACAGCTGCTAACTTCTTGTCTTATGGTAATAACCTACAAGTGATCCGCGTTGTAGATCAAGCAACCGCAAGAAACGCAAAATCAAACGCAGCTGCAACAGCAGTTATTATTAGAAACGAAGATCATTACACAGCATCCTTTTCCGCTGGAGAAGCCAATGTAGGTGAGTGGGCTGCTAAGTATCCGGGTACATTAGGTAATTCACTAAAAGTATCAATTGCTGATGCTAATACTTTTTCAACATGGACATACTCTGCAAACTTTGATGCTGCCCCTAGCACATCTACATACGTAAGTGCACTGGGTGGTTCGCATGATGAACTACATATTGCAGTTATCGATGAAGACGGTTTGTTTTCTGGTACTGCTGGTACAGTAGTAGAAAAATTTGCATTCGCATCTAAGGCGTCTGATGGTAAAAGAGCTGATGGTACATCTGCTTACTACAAAGATGTAGTTAATACTCAGTCCGAATATATCTACTGGATGGATCATACATCTAACGTTTCTGCTACAGGTACAGCCTGGGGTAATACAGCTAATGCATCTTTGTTTGCCAATCTGACATCTAACGTTACATTATCATTAGGTGGTGGTGTATCTGCTGACTCACCTTCAGACGGTAATATTACAAGTGCTTTGGCTTTGTTTGCTAACGATGAAGCATTTGATATTTCGTTGCTTCCACTAGGCGCTGCTTCTGCAACTGTTGTTAACTATGCCATCTCTAGTGTAGCCGAAGTAAGAAAAGACGTTATTGTCTTTGCTTCTCCAACATTAGCTAACGTTGTTAACAACGCAGGCTCAGAAGCTACCGATGTTGTGACATTCCGCGAATCTCTAACATCTAGTTCTTACGCTGTTCTAGACTCTGGTTGGAAATATCAATATGACCGATACAACGATGTATATCGTTATGTACCACTGAATGGCGATACAGCTGGTCTTGCAGTTCGTACTGACTTCGTTGCTGATCCTTGGTTCTCACCAGCTGGTTTCAACCGCGGTCAAGTTAAGAACGTTGTTAAACTAGCCTACTCTCCAAGCAAAACTGACCGAGATACATTGTACAAAAAGGGTGTTAACCCTGTTGTTACTTTCCCTGGTAACGGTACAGTACTATTCGGTGACAAGACATTGTTAGCCAAGCCTTCAGCCTTCGATCGTATTAACGTTCGTAGATTGTTTATTGTGCTTGAGAAAGCAATCGCTACAGCCGCTAAATTCCAATTGTTCGAGTTCAACGACCCGTTCACAAGAGCACAGTTCCGCAATTTAGTTGAACCGTTCCTACGTGATGTTCAAGGTCGCCGTGGTATCACGGACTTTAAAGTAGTTTGTGATGAGTCTAACAACACAGCCCAAGTTATCGATACCAACAACTTTGTTGCAGATATCTTTATCAAGCCAGCTCGTGCGATTAACTTCATTCAGCTCAACTTTATTGCAACTCGCACCGGAATTTCTTTCGAAGAAGTCGGCGCTTAATAAAGGAGATAATAAATGTCAACATTTAACGTAGAACGTTTTAAATCAGCACTAACTAACGGAGGAGCACGTCCCAACCAGTTCTTGGTACAACTGTCTTTTCCTAACTATGTCGCCGCCGCGCAACTAGCTGTAGCAAGAGCCCCGTTTTTAGTCTCTGTAGCTGAGTTACCTGGTCAAACAGTTAACCCTGCTATCGTACAATATCGTGGTCGTGAAGTAAAATTCGTTGGCGATCGTATTTACGCACCCTTCACTATTACTGTATTGAATGACGCTGAAATGTCAATTCGTTCAGCCATGGAGCAGTGGATGGGAGGCATGGAAGATAATGCCGGTAAGTTTGGTAGACTCCAGCCTTCTGAATATCAGCGCGACATGCAAGTGTTACAATTGGATAGAAATGGTAATGCATTAAAAGAGTACAAAATTGCTAATGCCTTCCCTGTTGATCTATCTCCTGTAGCCCTAGACTTTGGTGCTAACGATCAGGTATCAACTTTTACTGCAACCTTTCAATATCAACACTTTACAGTATCTAACAATCCGCTAGGTAGCATTGTAAACGCTGCTGCTGTGTTTAACGGTTAATTAAGAAAATTATATAATGGCACTTACACTATTTGGTTTTACAATTGGACGTGAAGATAAGCAATCGGAGTTAAAAAGTCAATCTTTTATAACTCCGGTTTCCGAAGATGGTACCACCACGGTTTCGGCCGGGGGGTATTTCGGCACGTACGTTGATATTGATGCATCAGCTCGCTCGGAGAGTGAGTTAATTTCTCGTTATCGAGACATCTCTACCTATCCAGATGTTGATAATGCTATTGAAGAAATTGTCACAGAGGCAATTGCAGCTGTGGACAGTGAAGATCCAGTCTATCTAGATTTAGAGAAGCTGGAGCTTTCTGATAGTATAAAGAGTAAAATTCGTGATGAGTTTAATGAAGTTGTTTCCTTGTTAGATTTTAAAGACAAGGCTCACGACATCTTTAGACGTTGGTATATTGACGGTCGTTTGTACTATCAAAAGGTTATCAATCCTGCTCAACCTAAGCAAGGTATACAAGAATTAAGGTATGTTGATCCTCGTAAGATTAGAAAAGTACGAGAGGTTAAGAAAGATAAGTTACCTTCAGGTGTTGAGGTTATTAAGTCAATAGATGAGTTTTTCATCTACAATGAAAAAGGCTTAAACTATACCGCCGGTACCAATCCTAATAACAACAACGGCATTAAGATTGCAACTGATACAATTACATTTGTTCCTTCTGGTGTTTTAGATCTAGATAGAAATGTTGTATTAGGTTATCTGAATAAAGCTATTAAGCCAACTAATCAATTAAAGATGATGGCTGACTCCTTGGTCATCTATCGTTTAAGTAGAGCACCAGAGAGAAGAATATTTTATATTGACGTAGGTAACTTACCTAAGTTAAAGGCCGAGCAGTACATGAAAGACATCATGGCCCGGTACCGTAATAAGATCATCTATGACTCCACTACAGGAGAGATCAAAGACGATCGTAAGTTTATGACTATGTTAGAAGATTTTTGGTTACCTAGACGCGAAGGCGGTCGAGGTACAGAAATTACAACATTACCTGGTGGAGAGAATCTAGGTCAGATTGCTGACATTGAATACTTCCAGAACAAGGTATACCAGTCGTTAAATATTCCGTTATCTAGATTCCAACAGAATTCTGGATTCAATTTCGGTAGACAGGCTGAAATCTCTAATGATGAGATTAAGTTTGCAAAGTTTATCAGTCGTCTGCGTAGAAAATTTAACGCTTTATTTGATGATCTGCTAGAGACTCAATTGGTATTAAAGGGTATTATTACCCCTGAAGACTGGTCAAGTATTAAGTCAAAGATTGACTATAAGTATGCCCAGGATCAGTACTACCAAGAAATGAAATTGGCGGAGAATTTACGCAACCGAGTTGATCTTTTAAATCAGATGTCTCCCTATGTTGGTGTATACTACAGTAAAGAATATGTTCGAAAGAATATTCTTAAACTGACTGATGACGAAATTAAACAAATTGAAAAAGATAACGAGAAAGACCCGGTTGAAATACAACCAGGTATGCCGGGTTCAGATCAAGCAGCTGCTCTAAGTCGTGAGGTTAACGCCTCTCCTCAACAATAAATAATACATTATTAAGGAGATCATTGTGGATACAACAGAAATTATTAACAGGATGATAGATGATATCATTGACGGAAACAATACAGATGCCAAGGCTGGTTTTGATTCTGCGCTTTCATCTAAATTAACTGATGCCCTAGATGTAAGAAAAGTCGAGATAGCTCAATCCCTCTATAACCAGGAAGAAGAAGATGAACCTGTTCCATCTGAGGAATAAGTTAGACGAGAAAACTCTTACCCCTGCTGAGATGAAGAAGCGGGAAGAGGTTGCTAAGGCTATTGAAAAAGATAAGCCAGGTATGCCCATGGGTATGAAGATGGCTATTGCAACTAAGACGGCTAAGAGAGTAGCTGAAGAACAAGATCCTCGCGAGTACGACTATGAAGGTGATATGGCTAAGTCTCAATTGAGATCCATTATTGCTAATGCACAAACCGTTCACGATATGTTAGAAGATGATACTAACATGGCGGAATGGGTTCAAAATAAAATTACTTTGAGTGCTGATTACATAAGTACTGTAAGAGATTACATGCAATCAAATAAAGAAGAATAAAAAATGGGAATCGCAAAATACATTCTAAAAAACACCAGACGACAGGCTGCTGCTAAAGTTGTCTCCGATGCTGTTAATAGTATTACTATTACATACACCGACATAAAGTACGCCGATCAAACTATTCCCTTGACTACTGCAGGTAATTTGGTCTGGACTATATCCGATATTGTGTATGATGTAGCTAACTATGCTAATATTGTAAGAAACGGTAATGTTGTTTTTACAATGAGTACTGGGCAAGGCACTGTTAGTCTTTCAAGAGATTTAGGCATTGTGTTAGACGAACAAGCTAACGCTAACGTTACTATTCATACAGGTGCTGGTAACAGTTCTGT